TTGCGCGTACGCCCAGCCGGTGAAGTTGTCGCCGTCGGTGACGGTGGAGCCTTCGGCCCTGCGCATCTTCAGGACCGCGGCCGAGGTACCGGCGCCATAGACGCCATCGACTGCGCCTGGGCTATATCCGGCGTATTCGAGCGTCGCCTGGAGGCCTTTCACGCGGTCGCCCTCGTCGCCCCTCTTCAGTCCGATCACGTCGTCTCCTCCTTCTCCGAATTCGTCCAGTAGCCCCCATGGGCTCAGGTCGTCGTAGGGCCCGGTCGAGTGGCCGTCCGACCCGACGCCGACCGAGACGTGCATGTGCTTCGTGTGCGGGTTCGACCCGCCGTAGTACCGCCAGCCGTCCGACGCTCTTGTGACGGACCAGATCTGGCGGTTCCAGATCACGTACTTGAGCGCCCGAGGCCGCGTCTTGACGATCAGCCGGGAGATGACGTTCATGTCCGCGCCGCCGGCGGGGTCGTGCGTCGCGTCGAACGCGCACACCACGCCGGCGTCGTTCGGGTTGTGGTCCGAGGCCGTGCCCTGGTGGGCTTCGTCGCCGATGGTCCCGTCGCTCGCTTTCGAACGGTTGGGGGCCACGGAGTTCAGCTCATTTCGAAGAACCTCAAGGCTCTTCGCAAGTCGCCAGGTCATACGTGTCCTCCTAGAGCCTGTAGAAGCCGACGAACCGGATCGACGCCGTGGCGTGCACCCAGGTGGACGGGTTGAACGGGCCGCCGTTCAGACGGCCCTTGACCGTTGCGGTGGCGAGCCCCGAGTTCGCGCCGAAACTCACCGTGTGAGCGCCCGCGAACACCGCATCCGGGTTGGCAATGGCCCAGTGCACCTGAGCGCCCGCAGGGAACAGCACCTGAATGGACGTGTTCGTGACCGTCCCGATTGAGAGTTCGGACGGCTCGTTGACGGAGTCGTCAACGACGACCCACCCCGTGCCGGGGTTGCGGAGCGACCCGCACGCCATCCGGTGGACGACACCGGCGTTATCGGTGAACAGCATCGGCTAGGCCGCGGGGATGCAGCGGCCGGAGATCCAAATGTTCGCTCCGGACGTGTAGTCCGTGGTCGGGTCCCACACGTCCGCAGCGTTACCCGAGTCCGGGCCGTCGTTGATCGAACCCGTGATGACCATGTAGGTGAGGCCCACGGACGCACCGAACGAGGCACCGAAATCTCGCGCGTACGTGTCGTCCGGGCCGACGAGGACGGTGGTGATCTCGGCGCACGCCGGGTAGTAGACCCGCACTGACGTGGAGGTGACCACACCGATCGTGATGTCGTCAGGGGTGTGGCCGGCGTCGTCGATGACGTACCAGCCGGAACCGGAGTTGCGGATGGTGCCGCCGAACTCCTGGTAGGTGACGGCCTCATTCGAGGTGTACGTCGACCCCGAGGAGACTCCCCCGCTGAGGAGGAGCAGGACAGCGGCGATCGCAGCGACCAGGACGGCAGCGTGCGTACGACGGGTTTGAATGGTGTGCATGGTGATTCTCCTGTGGTGGGTCAGGATTGGAGACCGTAGAGCCGGTCGCATTGGATCCAGGCGCGCGTTGCGCCGCCGGAGCAGTTGGCGTACAGGTCGAATCCGACCGCCTCGCCGGGCGTGATGGTGTCGTCCCAACCGGGAATGACGACAGTCTGTGAGCCCACACCAGTACCGGACGCGGCTAGATCACCGTTGACGTCAAGCCGCCAATCGACGTTGCCGCCGCCAGCGGTAGTGGTCGACACGCCGATGGACACGCGCGGGTGCCAGACAGGGTTGATCCCTTGCATAAGTTTGACCGGGGTAGTGCTGGTGGTCGAGGGCCACATAGCCGTAGCAACGCCGCTACTTTCGGCACCGAAAGACGGGACCATTCGGTAATTCAGGTAGGGCTTGCCGAGGCCAACACCGGTAATGGCGTCATTGGTGACAATAGGCGCCCCCGTGCCGTCCCGCAAAGACCAAAACTGGGCGCCAGGATCACCGGCCAGTGTGAAGGCCTTCACGCCGGTGTCGAAAGAGAGAGCCCAGCCACGTGACACGATGCCGTCTTGCGTGACATCGCCGAAGAACGCCACCTGAACACCGTTCTCATCGATCAGCCGCAGCTCGCCGCCGTCGATGGTGATCGAGCCGCCGCCCTTGACGGTGATGCCGCGCGCGCCGATCGAGGCGTCCTCAAGGCGTCTGCCGCTGGTGAGGTTGCGGAGCTGGCGTTCGAGCTCGGCGACACGGCGTTGGAGGTCGCCGGAGAACATCGGGTCGGAGATCCCCATGTCACCTCCTCAATGTGGGCTGGAACGTGCCGCCGGTGGTGTTGAATCGCCACCCGACCATGCGGGCGGTGCCGGCGAGCCCGGTCGGGTGCATGTGGCCGGTCAGGGAGAAGTCGATGTCGTCTCCTAGGAGGAGGTCGATGCCGAGCCGCGCGGGCTCGACGTCCCACCTGGCGGTGATGTCCAGGGAGGTCGTGCCGCCGTCGAGACGACGGAGCTCCGAGGAGGCGTGGGAGTTGAGGATCGTCTGGTTCTTGATCGCCGATGACGGCGACCAGCGGTGCTCCACGCGGGGGACACCTGCGGCGAGGGCGAGTTCGTTGCGGATGTGCACCGACTCGGGCCGGGCGTCGCCTTCGCCCGATGAGTACGCCATGACGTCGTTGGCGCCCATGTTTTTTCCGTAGTCGTAGGTGACGGAGTAGTCGGTGACCGTTGCCGACTGGGTCGACAAGGGGCCGCGGGCGATGGCGGAGCCGATGCGGGAGCGGACGCGGAAGATGAGCCTGACGGACTGCTGGCGTTCGTCTCTCCACGCGGGGTCGATAGTCCACTCGGGGCCGTCCTCGATGTCCATCAGCTCGGTCAGCCGCTGGTAGACGGTGGCGTCCTCGTCGTCCCAGTACGTGCGGTCCCGCAGGATCCCCGTCGGGAGGGCTTCGATGTCGAGCCCGATGCCTTCGGTGTTCGCGACCCCGGCGAGCCCGGCGGCGATGTAGGACTGGTCGATCCCGGTGTAGGAGAGGTCCCCGGTGTACCTGCGGTCGAGATACGACTCGGGTGTCGCGCAACCCAGTTCGATGGTTCCGGCGGAGCCGCCGCGGACTTTCCACGGGATCCCGGCCCAGGCGGGCACGTTGTTGACGATGCACACGACCATGCGTGTCGGGATCTCGTCGGGCCCGACGGCCTGGCCGAGGATGCCGCCCATGGTGAGCGGACCCGCGAGCGGTGCGGGCACGGTAAGGGTGTCCGAGGTGTACGTCCCCAGAGCGCGTGAGATCGTCCCCGATATGCCCGGGAGGTAGGCGATTTTGGCACCGGAGACCAGGTCGCACGCGATCCATTCGATGATGGACCGCACTTCGGCTAGCGGATTAGCCTGGTCAAAGAGACTCCAATGCGAGCTCGATCTGCGCTACCCGGACCTCAAGTGCCGCGATGGCCGCGAGCGCCCGGTCGGCTTTGGAGTCCTGGCCGATGCCCCGGTAGATCGGGGATCCCCACTCCACCCAGATGTTCGCGGACGACCCTGCGACCTTGTCCCAGTCGACCTGCGTCGTCAAGTCCAACTGCACGTCCGCTTTGGAGAACGAGACGATGGTTGTGGTGGTGCCGACGCTCGGCCCGCAGGAGATGCCCCTGGCGGCCAGGGTCTCATCCGGGTTGACGCGGGCAATGCAGATGGGGTTGAAGGACCCGTCGGTGGTGATGAGCAAGTTCCCGGAGCCGTTGACCTCTACGCTGACGACACCCACGGCCACGTGCGGGCCGTCCGCGATGATCGACGGCCCTCCGTTCGAGAACGCGCCGCCGCCGGCGACCGTGCCCGGCTCGAGGCGGATCGCCGCGCCTCCGAAGCGCCAGACCGTGTCGTTGTTGGCGCCCGAGTCCATGAAGTTGCCGTGTTCGTTTGCCATGACAGGCTCCTAGAGATAGAGGTCGATCAGCACACGGCCGGGGGCACCGGCGCCGCCGGCGACTGCTGTGCCCTGCGAGTTCGAGTTCCCACCGCCGCCACCCCCGCCGCCGTACCCGGACGCGGCGAACCCCGCCGCGCCGGACGCGGACTGGACGGGCCTGCCGCCGATGCCCCACATGGAGGAGCCGCCCGCGCCGGAGAGAGCGAAATCGCTGGTGCCGTTGACGAGCCCGAACGTTCCCGGGGACCCGAGGGCGATGAGGTCGCCGGTGGCGGTGGTGATCGGCGTCGCCGAGATGGGTGTCCCCCAGGTCGTTGTGGACGACGAGGTCTGGCCGCCGGCCCCACCGGAGGCCGAGCACAGCGCCCCGACCGAGGTCGTCCCGCCGTTGTTCCCTGTTGTACCGGCAACGCCGGTGCCGCCGGCGCCGATCGTGACGGTTTCGGAGGCCGCCAGGGCTGAGGCCAGGGCCCATTTCTCGGCGTAGTTGCCGCCCTGGCCGCCGCCGCCGGAGGAGGCCGATCCCGCGCCGGTGATAGCGCCGCCGCCGCCGGCGCCGCCGCCGCCCTGGCAGTAGATGCGGACCGCCCGCAGACCGGGGTAGGAGGCCTTCGTGAACGAGCCGGAGGACGTGAAGCTGACCGTCTGCCAGTACTGGTAGCCGTTCGCGGAGGCGACGGCGCTCCAGCTGCTGCCGTTGTTCATGTTCACGACGAGCTGGTCGAGGGAGGAGTCCCACAGGACCATGCCCTCGTAGCGTCCCCCGGTGGTGGGGTAGGCGGTGGAGTCGGCGACGGGGATGACGCCGCCGCGGGCGGTGGTGATCCGCGGGAGGGTGAGGATCGTGGGGGTCGTCGACCCGGCGGGGACGGAGATCGTGGCGATCCGCTCGGCGTTCGCGGTGGATCCCGGGGCGACGGGGATCGCTGCAGGCGTGCCTGCGGTGTAGACGATCCGGCCTCGTGCGAATCCTGAGGCGTCGAGAGCGTGGTCCTGGATCTGCAAGTCGAGGGCGTCGATGCGCGGCTGGGACGGGTCGGCGCCGGTGATGGAACCGCTGTCGACGTCGTGGGCGACGGTGTACACGCCGCCCGTCGAGTGCGTCACCGATGCGACGATTTTCACGGTGGACCAGGTCATGCCCGAGACCGAGACGTGCCCGCTCACTGACCCATTGGGGAACACCCCGCCGCGGGCCTGGAAGCCGCCGTTGAAGTCGCCCCCTTTGGCGATCAGGCCGGACATCGCGTCCCTGAGCGTCTGCCCGTCGAAGATCCCCGCGGTCTGGTAGACGGCGCACCCGCCGTCGGAGGTGAACGTCATGACCGGCGCGCCCGGGGCGGGCCGGAGCTGGAAGGTGTTCGTGGCGACGGACGCGACGAAGTAGGGAGCGTCGACCACGAGCACGCCGACCGCGCCGCCCGTCAGGGTGGCGACGGTGACCTGCTGGCCGTTGACCAGGCCATGCGCGGTGATCGTGAACGTCTCGTCGTCGGCCTCGATCGTGGCGGTGCCGACGGAGGTGCCGCGGGTGGTGGTCACCCACAATGGAGTGGACATCAGGCCTCCTAGTAGGTGTCTCGGTGTCGGGAAGTCAAGTGCGCGGTGGAGTTGTAGGCCTCGGCCTCGAACCTGATCAGCGCCTCGCCCCGAAGGAGCGGCCAGTCGCCGTACTGGTCGTGCAGGCGGGACGTCGACCCGTTCAAGACCACCGATTTCGCGCTGGTGTCGATGTCCAGCCAGTCGTCCCCGCCCAGCACCGTGTCGAGGTAGAGCGTCTGGGGGATGTCGTCGGTGATGACCGTGATGCGCGGGCGCGTGACGGGGCCGGTGATCCGCCACAGGAACCGGGCCGGACTCGTCCCCGCGTTCGTCACGGTGGCTTCGCCGTCGGCCACGACCGAGTTGATGGCCACCGGGGTCCCGAACGGGACGGAGACGCCGCCGATACGGTGCAGCAGGCCTACGGTGACCGAGTGCTCGAGGGCGGAGTAAATGGCCGGGTCGGGGCAGGCAATCTCGGCCACGACTACGGCCGTGCCGTGCTCGAAGCTGTGCGACCTCATGGCGACGCCCCTGGGGCGTCCATACATGAGGTACTCGACACCGCCTGCCATCCAGTGCAGTTCGACATCACCTTCTGTCCGCACCGGAGCGAGCGCGGCGTCGAACGCCCAGTACAGCTGCATCACGGTTGCCCAGTCGGCGGCGTCGATCTCGACGGACAGAGGAACGGTCGAGCCTTCGCGCCACTCGGCGCCGGACCAGTCCCCGTCGCCCCACGGGACGGGGCCGCCCTGGTCGGCGCGCACGCTTCGACTGAACGGGTTGAATTGACTGACCAGGTAGGGCGTGCCCTGGTGGAGGTCGAGCGTCTGTCCGTCGGCCCTGACGATCTGGATCTGCCCATCTGTCGTCAGCATCAGGACACCGCCATCGCGTACTCACGGCGCGTTGCCTGCGTAAGGTTCGCGCCGAGACTGACATCGACCCGGCTGCGGGACTGGGCGAGTTCGCGCAGGAGTTCACGGTCCTCGTCGGACAGTGCTGCGGTGTTCATGCCTGACAAGGTCCCGGGCGGGGTTGCAGCAGCAGACAGGCTGCTGGTGAATTTCGCAAGCTTCGACTCAACGGCCGGGAACTCGCTCTCGAGCCCGTCCTCGAAGCCGCCGATGACCAACCGGCCCGCCCCGAAGAGGATGGTGCGGTCTCGCTCGGCCGGGCCCTTCCAGTCGGGCAGGCTGTCGGTGAGGTCACCGAGCTTGGACTGCACCGAGTTCCACATCGACTGGATGCCGTCGATCAGGCCCTGGAGGATGTCGCGCCCCGCGTTGTACAGCAGCGAGCCGAGGTCGCCGAGCGCGTCCATGATCCAGCCGGGGAGGCCCTTGACCCAGTCGACCAGGGAGCTCAGTTTGTCCTTCGCGGCGTTGTACACGCCCTGGAACCAGCCGGAGACCTTCCCCGGAAGCTGTTTCAGCCAGCCGATGACGGTCATGAACTCGTTGACCTTCGCTGAGGCGAAGGCGGTGATGGCGTTCCAAATACCGACAAAGAAGTCCTTAATGGACGTCCAGATGCCGACGAAGAAGTCTTTGATGGCTGTGCCGACCATGACGAAGAAATCCGCGATGGCGCCCCAGATGGTCGCGGCCATCTCTTTGATCCAGTTCCAGGCGTCGACGAGTGCTGCCGAAATGGTGTCCCAGTGCACGACCAGGAGCACGATGATCGCGATCAGGGCGATCACCGCGGCGATGATCCACACGATGGGGTTCGCCCACAGCGCCGCGTTGAACACCATGGTGGCGACGGCGGCGATGCCGACGACCACGGCGAGCGCCGCGAGACCGGCGGCAATGGGTCCGAGGATCGGCGCGAACGGCTTCAGGAATTCGAGCACGTCCCTCAGGACCGGTATCAGTGGTTCGACCGCGGCCATGAGGCCTTCGTTGAAGGCGCGACTGAGCCCGTCGATCTGCGCCTGCGTTCCTGACCCGGCGGTATCGGCGACTTCCTGGGCGGCCCCGGCGACCTCTCCGAGGCCTTCGGTTGCTGAGGACGGGTCGAGGGCGTACAGGGAATCACCCAGGTCCTCGGCCTGCGTGCCGAAGATCTGGAAGGCGGCGGCGTCGCGTGCGGCCGGATCCTCCATGCCGCGGAGCTTGTCAAGTGTCGCGTCCAGTGCCTCGGCAGCGGCCGGTCCACCCTCGGTGATCGCGGCGTTCATTTCGTCGGCGGACAGGCCGATCGATTTGAAGCCCTCGGCGGCAGTGCCGTCCGTGGCGCGAATCGAGAACTCCTTCATCGCGTCCGCAATGAGGTCGGAACTGCGCGCGCCAGCCTCAAGGCCTTGGTTGATGAGGCCGAATGTGGTAGTGGCGTCGAGCCCCAGATTCTGGAACTGAACGCTGTATTCAGTGATCGTGTCCAAGAAGTCGTCGCCGACGTCGACCCCGGCCTGGAATCCGGCGGCCATGACGTCGAACGCTGACTGCATGTCCGGGGCGAGTCCGGTCTTGACCAGTTGCGATGCGGAGGAAATGACGCCGTTGACGTCCTCGCCGAACGTGTCCGCGAGCGCCTGCGCGCTGGTGGTGAGCGCGTCGACGTCGCCGGACTGTCCGAGCTGGTCGAGCTGCCGGGTGACCTCGCCGACCGCCTGCCCCACCTCGCCGAGGGATCCTCCCCAGCCCGCGGCGTACACGTCGGAGGCTGTCTGCGCCGATTCTGCGGCGACAGCCTCGGTAAACCCAAACTGGTTCCGCATGATGCCCGGCAGGTCGGCCGCGGCAATAGCGGACTGGAATGCGCCCGCGAGGATCTGCGCGCCGCCGAAGATCAGACCGCCTGCGGCCAGTGCTTTGAACGAGTCGGCGAAGGACCCCCCGAAGGACTTCCCTGAGGACTTCCCTGCGTCGGTGGCGGGGCCGTCGAACTCGCGGGCGATCGCCTTTGCGCCACCCTGGAAAGACGGTACGAGCGAGACATAAGCGGTTGCGATCTCAGTTGCCACGGCGCTCCTTCCCGACCTGGTAGCCGCGTTGGCGCAGGGCGGCGTCGATTTGGGACTGGCTGACCGTCGGCCGCGCGGACTTCTTGCTGGCGCCCTTGCGTTCGAACGGCCGCGGGTAGGGCTTGGCCAGGCCCTTCTTCTTGTCGGTGTTGGCCGCGACCGTCAGGTCCCACAGGTCGGCGAGGACCATGGCCTCACGGTTGATGGGGTAGTCCCATCCGGCGTGGGCGGCGCCGAGGTGGCTCGAGGGGTCGGCGACGAGCTGCTGGATGAGCATCCATGCCTCTTCGAACCCCATGCGGCCGTCCAGGACCGCGCCGACCGGGAGCCCGAACCGGGTCCGCCAGTCGTAGGCGATCTCGGCCGGGTAGTCCTCGATCAGGCGGAGGACGGCCCGGATTTTCCCCGGTGCGCCCCAGTCCGCTCGGTCCACTCCTGCATGACGCGGCCGAACCGGTCGAGGTCCATGTCGCGGAGCGCCGCCATCGCCTCGGGACTGGGGTCGGCGGCTTTGAGCATGGCCATGAAGAACTTGACCTGCGCCATCTCGTCGTCGCCCTCGGCGGCGTCGAGCAGCGCCCCAGCCTTGATCCTCTTGGTGGCCTCGGCGGCAGCGGGGATCGTGAACGTCTCCTCGTTGTGGCGGAAGCGGAACGGGCGCAGACCTCCGGTGTGAGAGTCGGTCGACTGCTGCTGCGGCCTACGGTTGCGGTTGCGGGACATGCGCGGGTTTCCTCTCGGATGCGCGGGATGGGATGGAGCCGTGACGGCAGCGACCCGCGCGGCGCCGCCGCCACGGGATTAGGGAACGACCAGCGAGGAGTTGAAGTACTTGCCCGTGTAGCCGAGGACGTCGTCGCGGTAGGCCATGACGGTGACGCCGTAGCCGACCGGGTCGCCCGAGGAGTTCCAGACCGTGGCCTCGACCTCGGTGACCTCCGCCTGCGGGAGGTAGAGCCGGACGAACTTCGCGCCGTCGACGTAGTCCAGCGCAAGCGCACGCTTGCCGCCGGTCTGGCCGGGGTCAATCTCGATCGAGCCGTCCACGGTGTCTACGGAGGCGCCCCAGTACAGCTCTAGGCTGGCCTTGTTGGACTCGATCATCGTGAACGTCACCGAGATCGACGACTCGGTGACGACCGTCCGGACCACCTGGGCACGCTGCCAGGCAACGATGTTGGAGACCGAGCGGTTCGGTGTGGTCTCCACGCCGTCCGAGGAGATCAGTCCGACCTCGACCCAGGGCGCGCCCAGCGCCGTGTCGGCGTCGACGGGTGCGGTCGTGCCGGTCGCGGCGTAGTTGATCGCGCCGGTGTAGGCGACATCGACATTATCGACATCAGTTGCCATAGTGGTGTCCTTTCAGGTGAGCGCGAGTGGCGGTTAGATAGCGGTGCCGCGGCAGGTGAGCGTCGGCGTGTAGATGTAGCGGGCCTGGTTCGAGTCGGGGTCGGGGAGCTTCTGCGGCCCGGCGAACTCGCCGACGGCGTAGAACATGACCCCTTCGAGGACTTGCCCAGGCAGCGCGCCGATGAGCGCGCGCGTAAGGCTGCACAGGCCGTATGCCGCCCCGGGCGTGGCCGCCCAGCATTCAACCGCGATCGTCGGGGCGTCGACGATCAGGTTCCTCGCCGGACCACCGGCGCGAGGAACGAGAACGAACCGGTCGGGTCGAGGGTCGGGAGCCTGTGTGTGCACAGTGGCCGTCTCCGACCTGGCCGCGAACTCGGTAGTCAGGTACTCGACTAGGAGCGCTTCGACGTCGGGAAACGCGACCGGCTGGGACATTAGATCGCCACGAGCATGCAGAACAGGGAGGTGACGGCGTCGAAGTTGATGTAGGCGGCACCGTCGGCCTGGCGGTAGGCGCTCTGCCCGCCGAGGGCGATGAGCCGGTCGGTGCCGGCGGCGACGGTGATCGCCCGGTCGGTGACGGCGAGGCCGTCGACGGTGAGTGGCGTTGGGATCGTGACAGTCCGGTCGGCGACGCCGTCGTTGCGGACCAGCAGCGCCAGTCCGTCCCGCAGCGGGATCGAGTGGCCATCGACGTTCGCGGCGGCGGGGGACAGGACAAGTCCCGCCGAGGTGATGCGTTGCGGTGTGAGGGCGGTGCGCGCCATCGTCTTACTCCTGTTCTGCGGGTCAGCGACCTGCGTCGATGGCCCGTGTCAGGGCCCGGTCTTGGGCTTCGGCGCGCATGGCCTCGGGCGTCTCGGTCCACACCGATGCGTGAGCGCGAGCCCTGCCGACCCTGGAGTCGTGCTCCATGCCCTCGCCCGCCCTGGCGGCAATCGCTGCGGCCCGGTGCTCAAGGTCGGCCTTGACCTCTGGGGACCGGAGCAGGTCTCGCACGCCTTGGCTGTTCAGTTCGATCCTGGTGGGCACGTTTCATCCCCCGACGTGCTTGAGAGTGGCTTCCGTATGCGCGAGCGCACCGGATGGGGAGGGCCAGTGCCGGAGGTTCCCGTCGATCTCGTAGACCGTGCCGCCGTAGCGAATGCGGTCACGGACGTCGATGTCGGCCGCGGCGGGCGCGAACAGTGTCCATCGGTCGATCACGGCGTCTCTGGTAGCCGACTGGACGTCTTGCCCGCTGGCGGGCTGCACCCGGCATCCGGTGACGGTGTGTTCGGTGGCGTTGTCCCAGTTGGTGACCTGGTCGCCCCGTTCGGTGATATAGACGGGTCGGATAACCGTCACCGCCTGGTTCTTGAAACCGATCGGCATCAGAACCTCGGGGGGATGGTGAACCGGGCGAGAATCTGCGCCGACTGGGACGTGAGCGCGCCGCCTGCGGAGTAGGAGATCGACTCGCCCCCGGCGGCCTCCTGGCGGACGGCGGCGTTGGTGAGCTGCTGCTGGCAATACTCGGCGATGACCGCGAACAGGCTCGGCGGCGTGGTCTCGTACCCGTGAGTCATGTCGACCTCGACGGTCTCGAACCCTCTCGGCCAGTACGACTCCCGTGAGAGCATTCCGGTTCGCGATTTGCGCCAGGCGTCGAGCACGACGGGGTCATCCTCGCGGAGGTCTCTGACCTCGGCGACGCTGGTGAGCCGAAGCGTCGGCAGGAACAGGATCGTTCCGCCGGTCGCGTCGAGGAGGACGGTCTCAGTGACTTCGGGAGCGATGTGCCATCCGGCGTCGCGGCGGAGCGCGTCCACCGCGGCGTCGACGATGTCCTCGTCGAACGGTGCACCAGGGAATGCGGTCAGATCCGCGGGTGCCGCAAGCGTGTTCGCCATCAGTGCCTCCTCACGTCAGGATCGTCAAGGAGCATTTGCAGTTAGCGACTTCGTCGGCGCCGCCGCTGGAGTCGCCGGGCCAGTCCATGCGGTTCGAGAACCGCTCCCCCGCGGGGACGGACTCGCCGTTCATCCGCGCGTGCGCCGAGCGCGGGTTGGTCGAGTTCGTCTTCCAGACCTTGACCGCCCCGGCCTTTACGGCGACGTCACGCGAGGCGAACCCGGCGACGGCCGTGACCATGCTCTCCGCGTACATCGCCGCATCAGAGGTTTGCAGCAGCTCCAGCACGTGCCGGGCCGCGTCGTCGTCCTCGGCGTCGGCGAGCTTGGTCCGAGTAGCGTTGTTGATGCGCTCCGCACCGATACGGGCGTTCTCGCCCAGCCAGGCGTCCATCACGGCGGGGTCGTAGTCGCTGCCGAGCGCATTCGCGACCCTGGAGGCGATCTCGCGAGCCGTCGCTGCATTGCGGTCGAGCATCACATCCCGCAGGGCAGCGTCCCAGCGTTTCGCCAGCAGCACTGCGGCACCGGACTCGATCCGAGCGCCGACATCCTCGGCCTGTGCGGCGAACAACGCCCCCAGGGCCTCGAGGTTGGCGTCGCGGTGCCGGTCGCGCAGCAGCGGATAGGCGGTGTCGACCCTCATTGCTCGCTGGGCTTCTTCGCCCGCGAGCGCTTCGCCGGCGGGGCCGGGACCGCCGCCTCGGGGGCGGACTCGTCGGCGCGCTCAGTCGGCGCAACCTCGTGGCCGTAGTGGTCGCGTAGGATTCGCGCGACGGATTCGGCCGCGGCGGTGTGCCCGGCGCGGAGAGCCGCTTCGTATTCGTTGATGTAGGCGCGCTTGTAGTCGCCTTCGATGTCCCTCATGTCCTCACCTGTTCGATCTCGGGAAGCTGGGCGTAGTAGTCCCGCTTGGATGCCTGCCGGTTCTCGTCGCGGTGTCGGTAGCGGTGCTCCACGCGGACGTCCCATAGCGGTTCTGCGGGCGCGAGCTCCTGCAATGTTTGGTTGCCGCGCAGGACTTTCCCGTCAGGGGTGGTCCACACATAGTGGGCGCCTTCGACCTTGAGGCCCCTGACCGCCCGCAGGAGCCTGCGGTCCAGTACCTCGGAGCCGTCCCGGTCCCATATCCTCAGCTCAGCCACGTCCTTGTCGGACGCTTCGAGGAGGCTCCGGGTGTCGGGCGGGACCTGGGTCAGCACTTCGTCGGCGTCGATGACGAGCAGCCAGTCCGCTTCGGTGGTGACGAGCTCGGCGGCCCGGAACATCCAGTCACGCTTCTCGACCTCGCCCCCCCACCACGGCGACCGGGGAACATGGATCGTGCATCCGATTCCCGCCCCTTCGGCGGTGTGCGCGATGGTGTCGGCCTGCTCGCTCCCGGACGCGGGCTTTCGCAGCGCGCCCGGGAACTGGGCGTACGGGCCGTCGGCGGCGATCACGTGATCGCAGAGCTGTGCCAGGCTCGCCACAGTAGCGGCGAGCCACGGCGCGGGCTCCTCGTACCACGACAGCAAGCCGACGACCCGCATGCCAGACCTAACCGAACGTCGGCGCGACGAGGCCGGCGCCGCCGATCTCCACAACGGACTTCGGGTAGCGTCCGCCGGTGAACGCCAGGTAGCCGTACACCTGGAGGCGGACGGTGAGCGTCCCGGATCCGACGTCGGGCAGGACCCGCGTGCGGATCCCCGATTCGTACAGCAGCAAGTCCGAGGCGCGCATCACGAGGATGACGTCCTCGTTCGTGCCAGCCCCGAGCGTGGTCGGCAGGTTTGGGTCGGTGACGACCGGGAGGCCGTGCATCTGACCGACGACCTGCTCCGCGGCCACCGCCCCGAGCGTCGCGATCGCGTTCTGCGGGTTTCCCGCAGAGGGCACGACGAGCGGCCGGTCGGTGGTGTCGGTGGCGGCGAGGAACCACGCCCAGCGGCGCGGGTGCATGACGATCACGCTCGGCGGCATGAACCGGAGCGTGTGGACGCGCTGCACGGCGTCGGCGAGCTTGGCGTAGACGGACTTGACCGTGGCGGTTCCCGCGGTAATGGTCTCGATTCCCGAGGTGCTGCGGATACCGGTGACCTGTCCCGAGGAACCGGAGCCGGAGATGACCTGCAGGTCGAGCTTCGTCGCGTAGTCGGCGACGAGGTCGCGGAACACGACTTCATCGAACGAGACGGGCGACTGGTCGAGCAGCTGGATCGCGATGTCCTGCTGGCCCGCGATCGTGCGGACCGGTGCGGCCACGGAGGTGTCCGACAGGTCGGTCTCGGAGACGGCCGCGTTGTCGGCGGTCTGCACCGCCGTGGACGTGCCTGAGGCGACCTTCGGGATGTTGATCGAGTCGGTGCCCGGAGGCAGCGGCTGCGAGGAGACCACGTTCGCGGTCGCCCGCCCGGCGCGGGCCATGTCGACGTACTGGCTCATGAGCCACAGCGGCGGCACGAAGTAGCCGCCAGTGCCGTCGGTGCGGTTGAGGTCGCGGTACTCCTTGGCGGTGCGGACCTCCTCGCCGTGGCGCTGGAGACGCTGGATCGAGGCGCCCGAGTCGTCCATGTTGAGCTGGACGCGGGCAAGGTCCTGCAGGTACGAGCGGCCGTTACCGGCGACGTACGTGCGCTCCTCGGAAGTGACCTCCGCGCGGGCCTGGGCCCGGCGGACCGCGGCAGCGCCGGCGGTGATCTGCGCTTCGCGCTCGGCCTCTTCGGAGAGCTCCTGAATCCGCTCGTCGTAGTTCTTCAGCTCGGTGTCCTTGGTTTTCAGGTCCGAGGTGAGCTTGCGGAACTCGGCGTCCTCTTCATCGGAGAGGTCCTGGCGGGCCTCCTCCTCGGCGAGGTCGACGATGGCCTTGCGCTGCGCGAAGAACTTCTCGCGCTCTTCTGCGGCCTGCCCGCGGCGGGCAATGAGCCGCTTGAGACGTTCATCCATGACGGACACGTCCCTCCTTTCGCCTTACGGCGTAGATGGATTCGGTGTCCGGTCGGGTGGTCACGGCGTCGGCCCAGGTGCACACGGCGCGCATTTAGCGGGTGCGTGCGGCGTAGGTCGAGGTGTGCCGGCGCGAGCCGGTCTTGCAACCGCGCACTGGGCGCGGGGGTCTGCTATTCGCCGTCGATGACGGCAAGGGCCTCGGTGAGGCTGAGGGTGCGCTTCTCGGGCGGCACCGTCGCGCGGACGATCCGCTCGAGGTTGCGGCGGGCGGCGGTGAGGTCGCCGCGGTCGACGGCGCGCGCCTCGGCGAGGACGGCGTCGACGTCGAGGCCGGACAGTGCTGAGACCAGGCCGCGCAGTTGCGTGGAGGTCGCGGGGTTTGCCCCGAAGTTCACGACGGAGACGTCACCGCGCTCCACGGAGACCTCGAGGAGGCGCCGTTCGGTCTCGTCCCCGTTCCACTCCTGTCGGATCGCACGGAACGCGAACGACATCTCGTCCATGTCGCCGCGGTTCATCTTCGCTTCGAGCCGCTGCACGTCGGGGTCGCGGCGGTCCAGGGAGGCGAGGACCTTCAGGCCCTTGGAGTCGGTGGACAGTTCGAGGGTGCCGGACTTCGTGCGGGCCAGCGGCATGCCCTCGTGGTTGATGAGCAGGTGCACATCCGGTTTGGAGGCGAGCGTCTTCTGGAACGCGCGGCGGTCGATGATCTCGCTCCATCCCGAAGGCGGGCCGCCGTACACGTCGTACGGGGACTCGAACACTGAGGCGTACCCGGTAAGCTTCAGCGCATCGCCTTCGGCGCGGAGGTCGAAGTCGTCGACAGCGACCGAGCGGCGCTCGGGAGCGCCGGAAAGCCGATCAGCCTTGGTCATCGTCGTGCCCTTCTGTGCCCGTTGCGGCGAGCGGGTCGGAGCCCAGCGGGCCCATGTTGAGTGGCTGTAGGTAGTCCTGCCCGGCGCCGCCGGGGATTGGGGGCCGGTCTTCCAGTTCGCGGATCTCGTCGACGTTCATCCACCCGGCATTGCGGGCCTGGGTGTAGCCCTCGAACCGGCTCTTGGAGTCGCCCCGGAGGAGCGCGTCCACGTTGAAACGCACGAACTGGCCGCGCGGCAGCAGGTTCGACATGGCCGCTTCGATGCAGGTCAGCCACGGCCGGAGTGTGTAGGTGACGAACCCGATCGACTGCTGCTCGATACCCGAGCCCCATGAGGTGGATTTCTCGGTGTCGCCGATCATGTGCGGCGGGATGCCGAACATCATCGCGATCTCTGAGCGCTGGAATTGCCTGGTCTGGAGGAACTGCGACTCGTCCGGCATGATCGAGATCGGCTTCCATTTGAAGCCGCCGGTCAGCACCGCCGGGTGCCTTCGCCCTCCATGGGAGGAGATCCACGACTTCTGGGTCCTGAGGACCTGCGCGTCGTCAAGCTCTTGTTCGGTCTCCAGGACCGAAGAAGGGTTCGCGGCGTCGCCGAAGAACCGGGCGCCGTACCGTTCAGCAGCAAGTCCGAGGCCGATGCCCTGCCGGGCCTGCCCGATCGGGGAAAGCCCTTGCAGCGCGCCGGGGAGCGCGAATCGGCGGATGTGCATGATGTCGGATCGGGGGACGCGTTCGCCGTCGACCCGATAGACCGGCTCGCCCGTGCCTCGGTCGGGTTCGACGCTCACCATGTCGGGATGAACCGGCATCAACTGGGTGGGGTACTCCATCCGGTCCCGAGCAGTGACCAGGTGGTACGAGTTGCCGCGCAGTCCCAGCGACGCGGTGGTCTGGAACTTCCACTCGAAGTCCGTGATCTGATCGAACGGGGACTTGATCAGCGCCGGCGTCGGGGTGACCTCGTTGCGGATGCCGTCTTGCTTGCGGTAGACGTCCATCGGCAGCGACGCCACCGAATCTCCCAGCAGCCGGACGCACGCATACACGGCGATCAGTTGCAGCGCGGTCCGTTCGGAGACGTGCTCGCCGGCGTCGGCGCCGTACCCCTCGGTATTGGAGGGCACCGACTTCAATGACGTGATTGCGCGGGTCTCGTTCAAACCCTGGACTAGGCGCGCGAGGAGACTCACCGGTCACCGCGTTTCGGAAGGTCGAGCGCGAACCCGAGCGCGATCATGCCGAGCCCGGATACCGCGACCCCAAGCCAGGGCGCGAGCATCCACAGGCCGACACCCAGAACAACGATTCCGGCGATCTCGACAGCGGAGGCGAGTATGAACCTCAAATCCATGCCTCCTCCAGCAATTCCTCGGGCCACTCATGTATCTGCGGGTTCTTCGGGGCCTCTTGCGGCTTCGGCGCGATGAGCCAGACCGCGCCCGTCGCGGCGACGAGCGGCGCGGCGTCGGCTGCGGAGCCCTTCCGGTTCCACACCCATGAGTCCCCAAGGGGTTTCGTTGCGGCGGTGGCGGCAGCGACATCGAGAATTGGTTGCTTGAGATGGCGAAGGCGCCCATGGCGAACGAGGTCGTAGAACGCGCCCGTCCCGCCGCCGAGCGCGGCACCCTTCCAGTCGACGACGTCGACACCCTCGGCGCGCATCTCATCGATCAGCGACGACGCCGGAGCACCTGATGCTTGGACCGCTACCTGAGCGGCCCGGACCGCTTCACTGCGATCTGGGGACGTGAGCCACGGAATGACCCAGTCGGTGCCCGAGCGGGAGGCGATGATCTCGACGTGCACCTTGCCGTCTTCGCGGAGACCCGCGATCGCGACATGCGCGGTCGATCGGTCCCATGAGACATCGACGCACAGGCCCACGGTGGATTCGGCGGCGATCTTCGATCCGGTATCGAGACCGTCCTCCCACGACCCCGGCGGGAACGGCCCCTCCAGTGACCCATCGGACCACTGGCACAGCACCTCAGTGCGGAACACCCACTCAGGTTCGCGGGTCGCGGCCCGGATCTTCCGTTCGGGGATACCGTTCGGCAAGTTCATCGACGGGTTCGCCTGCGCCCACCCGTGCCGGTCAAGAATCGACGCGTTCGGCGAGGCGGACCACTCGAACAACCCGAGATCGGACTCCTCGACGCCAAGGTCGAAGTCGTCCACGTCCTCGGCCGGGAGCAGCGAACCCGGGTCGTCGGCGGCGTTCACGCCGTCCGGGTCGCCCAGCATCGCGTGGATCAGCTTCCGGAAGTACCGCAAGACGACACTGGAGGCATCGCCGGCGTTCGACAGTAGGACGATGAGCGACTGAGCGCGGGCCATCGTCGTGTGCGTGATCGCCGACCATGAGTCCCAGGTCTGCTGCTCGCGCGCCTCGTCCAGGCCGATCAGATCACCGGACAGGCCGCGGCCGGCGCGACGTGATGCCGCCTTCGCCTTGTACCGTTCGCCGGTCTTCAGGTTCAGGGACTTCTTCCCGTTGACCTGGACCACCTTGGCAACCTGGTCGTGCAATTCGGGGAGGACCGGCTCGTCGTCGTCGTTGACCTCGGTGACCATGTCGACGACCGACTGCCACGTCTCTTCGGCCGTGTCGAGATCTTGCGCGGTCGAGAGCACGAGCTTCATCCCGAGCACGTACATCACGTACAGGATCAGGATCTTCCACCAGGTGGTCTTGCCGTTCTGGCGGGCGATCAGGATGACGATGGTCGAGAACCGGAATTCGCCGTTCTCCAGTAGCTCCAGCGCGTGCACATACAGCCACTTCTGGTACGGGTGCAACGTGAGTTGGAGATCCTGCTCGGCAAAGTCGATCACGTCCCAGCCGAGCGTGGTGATCGGACCGTCCTTGTTGGCCTCTCGCGACAGGTCCCGCAGCGGCGGCGTGAACACCCGCGGCTCAGTGCGGCCCTTAAGTGGTTCGGCGCTGCTGGGCTGCGCGGCGGCGGTCGCTGACTCCAGAGTCCGCTGTGTCACTGGGGCGCTCCTTCGGCTGCTGCTTCCGGCCGGCGGGAGTCAAGCCCAGGGACTCGCAGTACTTCAGGTACGAGGGGAGGGCAACGTTGTCGTTGGCGGGCACCGCAGGCCTGCCGCCGTCGCGGTCGGCCACGTCGTCGAGCGCCCAGGCAACAATCACGTCCCAGGCATCGATCTTGCGGGCCAGCATCCGCAGTGCCTCAACGGCACCAGCGTCGGCGTCGGTCAGGTGGTCGGCGGCCTTGATGGCGGCATCGGTGGCGTCGGCGAGGGTGCCCATGCCCGCACTCCCCCCGGTCTATTCGAGTGCGGTGTACAGCCAGTCGGTGCCGGTCTGGCGGGGCGGGTCAACAGTGTCCGGGCCGGTCGTCTTGCCGCTGCCATGAATTGTCTCGGTCCTGATCCATGAAGTGTCGGGCGGCGAGCGTCTGCTCGGCGCGGGGATCATCGGTTCGGGATTGCGGGGCCGGGGGGTTGGCCTACGTGGCGTACCGGGCGGAATCACCTGCCGCCAGGTGTTCTCATGGAGCGGCCCGATGCGCCCGCGGCTGGGGATGCCCTTGAAGGTGAGCTCCCATTGTCTGCCGCACCGCCAGCATCTCCAGAGGTCACCAACTGCGGCCCGCTTGCGATGGGTCTTCCATACATCGGGACGGTTGCATTCGTGCTTATTGCGTTCTCGGCTCACCCAGGGCATGTGCCTGCCTCACCTCCGCGCGCGACCCCGCCTTGAATTCCAGGAGGGGGATGGCCAGC